ACACGGATGGATAGCTATAAAGGTTATCTGGGCAATCTCAACCTAAAGCGAATAGGCGAAGAGATTGAATGGAATCCAGAGTGGCTTCAAGAGTACATCAAATGTGCAAAAGACCCTACTTATTTTGCAGAGAATTATATCAAAATTGTCCATGTTGATAGAGGGCTGATCAACCTAGACCTATATTCTTATCAACGTGAGATCATTGAAAAAATCACCAATAACAGAAGAGTAGCAGTCCTCACTGCTCGTCAGGCTGGTAAGACTACCACAGCGGTAGCTGTTATCCTTCATTACATTCTTTTCAATGAATATAAGACAGTGGCTATTCTTGCTAATAAAGGCGACGCAGCTAGAGAAGTGTTGGGTCGTGTACAACTGGCTTATGAGGCTCTTCCTAAGTGGATGCAACAAGGCGTTGAAGAGTGGAACAAAGGTAATATTACATTAGAGAACGGATGTAAGATATATGCTGGTACCACTACCTCTTCTGCCATTCGAGGTAAGTCTATTTCTTTACTATATCTCGACGAAGTCGCGTTTATCGAAGGATTCGATGAATTCTTTGCTTCTGTATATCCGACAATTTCATCTGGTGAGACAACAAAATTATTAATGACATCGACTCCTAATGGACTCAACCACTTTTGGAAGACTTGTAAGGGTGCAGAAGAAGGCACGAATGGTTATGAATACGTTAAGGTAATGTGGTATGATGTGCCCGGTAGGACCGAAGAGTGGAAACAAGAAACACTAGCCGCATTAGATTATGATGAACAAAAATTTAGACAAGAGTATTGCGGAGAGTTTCTAGGAAGTTCTGGTACTCTTATTGACGGCTCTAAACTAAAAGAATTGGCACATTCACGGCCGTTATTAGAAGATCAAGGTCTTATACAATATAAGAGACCAGAACCAGATCATGTTTACGCTATGACCGTTGATGTTTCTAGGGGCAAGGGCCAAGACTATTCTACATTTACGATAATTGATATAACTCAGATGCCGTACACACAGGTTTGTGTATTCAGAGATAATATGATAACTCCTGTTGATTTCTCGTCTGTTATATATAGAGTAGGCATTTTATATAATACTGCTTCAATATTGGTAGAAATTAACGATATAGGCGAACAAATCTCAGACGTACTTTTAATGGAGTATGGATATGAAAATCTCTTGTACACAGAAAACCACGGAAGAGCCGGTAAACGAGTTTCAGGTGGGTTTGGTAGAAGAGCAGATAACGGGGTAAGGACAACAAAATCTGTAAAATCTGCAGGTTGTTCCATATTAAAAATGTTAGTTGAGCAAAATCAACTTATAATACAGGATTATAACACAATACAGGAATTATCAAGATTTTCTAAACGAGGCAACTCGTATGAGGCCGAAAAGGGCCATCACGATGATTTGGTTATGAATTTGGTTATATTCTCTTGGTTAACTGATCAATCATATTTTAAAGATATGACTGACATAAATACAATGAACGAGCTGAGAAGAAAAACGGAAGAACAAATTGAAGAAGAACTTTTACCTTTTGGGTTTATAGATACAGGTGATGTTATCGAAGAAGGTGGTTGGACTGTCGTTGAAGAACCCCAAAACGACTGGACTTTCTAAAAGAACCATTTTTATAAATACATTGATATGGTAATACCTGATTTAAAGCTTTAAATAGATAATAATATAAAGGAGAAAAATATGGCTTTTTCCGTAAGTCCTTCCGTAATTGTCCGCGAAGTCGACGCATCGGCAGCTGTCCCAGCCATTGCCACCCCTCCTGCTGCAATTGCAGGAGATTTCAAATGGGGACCGACCAACGAAGCAATTCTAATTACATCAGAAAGTGAGCTCGTAAATCGCTTTGGTAAACCTACCGACGTGAATTTCGAGACATTTTTCTGTGCCGCTGACTATCTTTCTTACGCGAACGCTCTTTATGTTTCTCGTGCAAGTAAAGGTGGTGCAATTGCAAATTCAGCTGTTTTCGTGCCCGATCCCGGTGGGAATACAGCATTAGATGTTACTCACGAAGGTGCTTGGAAAGCCCTTTATGAAGGTAGCATTGGTAATTCACTAGAAGTATCATGGTGCAACAATTCAGATTTTGAATCTTCGCTCTTGGCTGTTGGATCTATTCCAGCAACACGAATCACAGATACAGAAGTATCACAAGAATTTGCTTTCTTATCGACTTCTCTGTATTTCGAAGTAGATCCGAATGACAAAATTGATGACGTAATGGAAGGTGACATTCTTCGTATTGGTAATCCTGCACAAGGATATCAAGACCTAGAGGTTTCTTCTTGGTCAGAAACTACAATTTTGAATCAAGCAAACAATCAGATAGTAGATACTTACACTTACACTGTAAGTTTGACTTCTGCTTATACTCTTGGTGAAACAGATCCTAATGCTTTGTCCATTGACAAGAAATGGAAACATTATGCAAGTTTCCAAAAGGCACCTACTATTGGTGATAATCACATCCACGTTGTTGTAATTGACGAAGATGGTGAGATCAGTGGTACTAAAGGATATGTATTAGAGAGGTATGAGGATGTTTCATTCTCGTCTAGTGCTACATTGCCCGATGGTAGAACAAATCATCTTGATACAGTAATCGATAATGGTTCTGCATTTGTCCAACTTGCTAATACTTCTTATCTTGAAGCAACAGACAGTGGATATGAATCATTGGCATCAGGAACTGATGGTAGTGCAACTGCATCTTTGGGTCAGGTTTCTATGGCATGGGATGTATTCAAAAATTCAAACGAAATCGACATCTCTTTCTTACTTCAGGGTAAAGGAGATGATTCTGCAGTGACCGCAAATTATATGGTCGCGAATATTGCTGAAACTCGAAAAGATGTTGTTGCTTTCTTGTCACCTTCAAAAGAAGCCAGTGTAGATGAACTCATTAATGGTGAGAAGCTGAATAAGATTATTGCATATCGTAATAAGATTCAAAACTCTTCTTACTGGTTCATGGATAGTGGCTATAAGTATCGCTACGACAAGTACAACGACGTATATCGTTGGGTACCGATGAATGGTGATATGGCTGGTCTTGCGGCAAGAGTAGAACCTTATGAATCCCCAGCTGGATTCCGAAAAGGTGTTGTAAAGAATATTGTAAAACTTGCTTTCAATCCTAATAAGACTCAGCGAGATTTATTATACAGTTCTGACATCAACCCTGTAATGTCTCAGGTAGGACAAGGTATTGTTCTATTCGGTGATAAGACGGGTCTTGGTCTTACAAGTGCATTTGATCGAATCAATGTACGAAGATTGTTCATTGCTGTTGAAAAAGCAATCGCTAATGCAGCACAAACGTTCTTGTTCGAGCTCAATGATGAATTTACTCAAACACAATTCAAGAACATCGTAGATCCTTTCCTTCGTGAAATACAAGGTCGTCGCGGTATTACAGACTTCCGAGTTGTTTCGGATGGTACTGTGAACACTGGCGAGGTAATCGACGCAAATCAATTCAAGGCTAACATTTACATTAAGCCTGCGCGTTCTATCAATGTTATTGAACTTACGTTCGTGGCAACTAGAACTGGAATTGAATTTGACGAAATTGTTGGCTCACTTTCATAATAAATAGAATTAACAATAGGAGAACGAGAACATGAGTTTCAATATTAACGAGTTTAAATCACAGCTTGTCGGCGGTGGCGCTCGTCCAACTCTTTTCCAAGTTCAGATTTTAAATCCTGTGTTGCCAAATGCAGATTTCAAGGTGCCATTTATGGTTAAAACGGCTCAGTTACCTGGGTCGACCCTTGGAACAATTGAAGTTCCTTATTTCGGGCGAAATGTCCGGTACGCAGGTGATAGAACCTTTGAAGATTGGACTGTCACCGTAATTAATGATGAAGATTTCGCAATTCGCAATTCGTTGGAGGCATGGTCAAACTCTATCAATACTCATGATAGCAATCTCCGTGCACTTCCGCAGGATTACAAGTCTAATGGAATCATTACACAATTTAGTAAAGATGGAGCTCCTCTCCGTACTTACGTATTTGAGGGAATGTACCCACTCACGATCGATGCTATCGAGCTGGGTTGGGACCAGGTAGACACCATAGAAGAATTCGGTGTTACCTTCCAATTTGATTTTTGGAGAGTTGAAGGCACGACTGGTATTCCCACCACTTAATCTTATAAGGGGTGTTATAACATGAAGTTATTTGGGTTTTCAATAACTAGATCCGACGATTCTGAGACCGGGAAAAATGCCCCGGTCTCTTTCGTCGAACCAATTAATGATGACGGTGCAATTACTGTCGGGGGTTCCCTCGGCGGTTTCTATACATCTATGTTGGATATGGAAGGTTCGGCTAAAACCGAATCTGAACTTATCACACGATATCGAAATCTTTCGATGCAACCAGAAATTACTCAGGCAGTTGATGAAATTGTCAATGAGGCAATTAACGTTGACACATATGATCAGGTAGTCGAAATTGTCCTCGACGATACAGATATACCTGACAAAATTCAAGATAAAGTTAGAGAAGAATTTGATAATATCCTTGCATTAATGGATTTTACTAATGCCGGATATGATATTTTCTCTAAATTTTATGTTGATGGTCGTTTGAATTATCATGTAATGATCAATGAAAATGACATTAAAAAAGGAATTGCCGAACTTCGATACGTCGATCCTCGAAAATTAAAACTCATTCGTGAGAT